GGTTCTTTTATGCTTTTCAGGGTGCAGCCGGGGCGGGTTGCTTGATACCGGGGCCGGGGGATATATCTACCGCCACCGGGCCGGGGTGAGTGGCGAAAATTCCCACAAAAATAAAAAGGCTTTATTCCTAACAAACTTCATTCAGTTACAAATCTTATTCAGTAACAAAATATTTTCACCCCCCTATTGACAACAAAATAAATTCAGTGTATAGTGTCATCAAGAGGTGATTACCATGTATATCAACAAGGCTATCCGAGATTTGATGAAAGCGAAAAATGTTTCTCTTCTGACCATGGCAAAGGCTCTTGGTAAAGAGCGTGGCAATGAAATCAGCTCTCGGCTGAGAAGCACTAACCTATCCTTCAACAGCGCAGTCGAAATGCTGTCCGCCCTGGGTTATGAAGTGGTCATTCAGGAGAGAAAACCCGGAGTCCGCAGAGCTGACCAAATTCTGATTGACCAGAAGGAAGACCCGAAGTATGACCTGGACGCTCTATTGGGGTCAGGCGGTGATAGCAAGTGAAATATGGCACTGAAATAAGCTGTTGCCCTCTTTGTGGCGGCAATATCATAGTATCTGACCATTGGCAGTTCAGTTATGACCGAGTTGTTCTTAAAAGCGGTAAGCTGTCGAAGAGAACCAAAAGGTCAAATTCTGGCCCTATGGAGGTAATGACTGCCGCTTGTGAAAATGTATTCGATGGTACTTGTTCTGCAAATTGGGACGCTGATGATTTTAATTTGTCTGAGGAAGAGAAATTTATAGATTACAAATACTCAGAACAGGGTGAGTCTAAATGAAATATGGCTATGGCCGGGTGTCAGCCAAAGACCAGAGCCTTGCTCGTCAGCTTGCCGCTCTGAAAGCCTATGCTCCTGATCTGGACGATGACCATATCTTCACCGATAAGCAAAGCGGAAAGAATTTCAACCGGGAACATTACTTAAAGCTAAAATCCATCTTGGTTCCCGGTGATGAAATTTTGGTTGAAGAATTAGACCGGTTTGGACGGAATAAAGCGGAAATCAAAGCTGAGTTGGAGTGGTTCAAGGAGCATGGTATTATTGTCAGGGTGTTTGATGTTCCTACCACGCTGATGGACTTCCATGGGCAGGATTGGATTGGCGAGATGGTCAATAACATTCTGATTGAAGTTATGGGAGCAATGGCAGAACAGGAGAGGAAGAAGATACGGAAGCGTCAAGCTGAGGGGATAGCCGCTATGCCAGTAGTTGGAGGGAGAAAAGTATCTGCCAAAACAGGAAGGGGGTTTGGTCGCCCTGCTTATGAGATTGACCCGGATGAATTTAAGACACTGGTGCAAAAGCAAAGAGAAGGGCTGATTACGGTGAATGACGCTTGCCGTCAACTCGGTATTAGTAGGCCCACTTGGTATGAAAAGGTGCGAAAGGTCGGGTGAGGCATGAAATTGATTTTGAAATTCATCGGAGGACTGTTATTGATTGGACTGGTTCTCATGGTCATCTTTGAGGCAGACCCTTTCGGAGCGGCGAGAGAACGGAAAGCCCAAGAAGAGGCAGAGCAAAAGGTGGAAGAGATGGTGACTGAGAACTCAATTCGGTTGGTAGATGGTGAACTTGGAGAGTATGGACAGGAAGTGACCGTACCCAGTGAAACCTTTGGAACCTACACTTATGTATGGTACAACATACCGGCTGGAAAATACGATGTTATCTACGAAGGAGAAAAGGATAGAGCTACGGTATTCGTAGTAGGCAATGACAGTTCAGAAGATGTTCGTTCTACCGTTTACTTCAATGAGTATGGAGAAAGTCAACAGATTATCGTAGAGGACGGAACCCATTTGGAATTATCTATCGGGGCAAATCTATTGTTAAACCCTGTAAGCGAATAAGTGAAAAAGCAAATAGGCTCTTGCAAGGGCGGGAGTAACAGCCATTACGGGCTATCAGAGAAATCTGGTAGCCCTTTTTCTTTTGAGGTGATTTTATGGATTATCGGAAGCTGGCAGACAGTATTAAACGGCACATTGGGAATAGGCCGGAAGATCATGCCGCCTATATTGACCTGTTATCCCTTTGCCGCCAGTGGGAAGCGGAAGATTTTCAAGCGGCGCATGAGGTCAGTAAAGAGCTGCGGGTTCTCTCGGCCAAGCAGTTGCGCCGTACTTCTCCGAAAGAGGCGGAACATTTTTATGAGGCATGGAGGAAGAGCCTCTTGTTTGATGCTCCCCATAATTTTGACGCTTTTATGACCTATATTGAGCTTGACCGGAAGCCGGAAAAGCGGTTTTATGCTCCCCGGAGGCATTACCTGAAACCCATGGTGCAGGGGTTCCAAGATATTCTTGATAAAAAGCTGCGTCTTTTAACAATATCCATGCCGAAACGAGCGGGAAAGTCGCAAACAGGTATCAATTTTGTTAATATGCTCTCTGGCAAATTCCCTGACCGCTCTACACTGATGGAGGGAACCGGTGATGACCTTGTGAAGAGCTTCTATAACGGGTGCTTAGAATATCTGATGGTTCCGAATGAGTATCTATTCTATGATGTATTCCCGGATGCCCGTCTGGTGCAGACCGGAGCGGACACAAAGATCATCAACCTCAAATCCAAATCCCGGTTCCCTACTATCATGTGCCGTTCCATTGATGCCCGTCAGGTAGGTTTGTCCGAGGCTACGAATGTGCTTTATCTGGATGACTGTGTGGAGGGCCGTGAAGAGGCGAAGAACCGCCAGCGGCTTGATGATAAATGGGAAGTAATTTCCGGCGATATTATGGGCCGAGCCATTGAGGGTACGCCCATGGTATTCACTGGCACCCGATACTCCATCTACGACCCTATTGGGCGTGTCCAGGAATATGCGGTACAGGAGAATTGGCCTTGGAGAGCCATTGAAATTCCGGCCCTTGATCTAATCACGGACGAGAGTAATTATGAGTATGAGCGAGAGGGTCAGAAGATTTTTACCACGGCATATTTCCGGGAACAGAGGGAACTTCTATCCGCCGAGCAGTTTGAGAGTGAATTCCAGCAACAGCCTTTTGAGGCCAAGGGTCTTCTTTTCAACAAGGATGAACTGAATTATTTCTTTGAGTTGCCTCCTGACCGGGAGCCGGACACCATCATTGCCGTAGGTGATACCGCTGAGAGTGGTTCGGACTCCACCTCCCTCCCGGTGGCCGTTATCTACGGCACCGAGGTTTATATTGTCGATGTGGTCTTTGATGACGCTCCCGCAGAGGTAACAAAACCGGAGTGTGCCAAATGCCTGATCTCCAACAAGGTCGCTTCTGCTACTTTTGAGGCCAACAATGCAGGTCAATATTATGCCCGTGATGTGGCAGAAATCATTCGGCAGCAAGGGTATTCCATTGGTATCAGAACGAAGCGGACGATTTCAAATAAGCAGACTCGAATTGAATTTGCCTCCGACAATATCAAGAAGAACTTCTATTTTAAGCACCCGTCCACTTACAAACGAGGCAGTCAGTATTGGAATTTCATGAAGGAGCTGACCACCTATACCCGGAGCGGCAAGGTTCCGCACGATGACGCACCTGACTCCCTGGCTCTTCTGGAAAACGAAATTCGTATGTTGGCCGGAGGGAAAATCGAAATCTTCAAGCGGCCATGTTGAAAAGCTAAATATCCAATGGTATTATAAAGAGTTATTCATTGACAAGCATTGGATATTGTGCTATCATGAAAGATGATAAAATGGCTCTTTGATAGGAGGTGACATGAATGGGAGGCAGAGCGTTATTTGGCCGCAGGGTGATTTATACCGATGTGGCCGCAATCAACGATAATAACATCATTGATGTTCTGCAAAAGGCCCTGTTCATTCACCTCATGAACCAGGCAGATATTAGTTATCTGTACCGATACTACAAGGGAGATCAGCCGGTTCTTTACCGGAAGAAAGAAGTTCGGCCTGAAATAAATAACAAAGTCGTTGAGAACCGAGCCAATGAAATCGTATCTTTCAAGGTTGGCTATCTGATGGGTGAGCCTGTCCAGTATGTCAGTCGTGGGGATGACGAGAAAATTGCCAAGAAAATCACGCAGCTCAATGATTATGCTTTGTCTGAGGATAAGGCCGCAAAGGATAAGGAGCTGGCTGATTGGTCGCACATTTGTGGAACTTCCTACCGCATGGTTCTTCCCGATGGTACGGCTGATGTAGAAGAGGACGAAGCTCCGTTTGAGATTTTCACGCTTGACCCTCGCTATTCCTTTGTGGTCTATTCCACGGCCCTGGGCAATCCCGCCATGATGGGTGTTCAATATATTCTGAAAGATGATGGAGTGTTGGTCTTTAGCTGTTACACCGCCGACCACTATTATGAGGTGGAAAACACTTGGGCAATCAGGCGGAGCGAGGAACAGTATTTGGGTATTCCCATCATTGAGTACCCGGCAAACAAAGCCCGTTTGGGTGCTTTTGAAATCGTCCTCCCTCTTCTGGACGCAATCAACAATGTGGAGTCTAACCGACTGGACGGCGTAGAGCAGTTTGTTCAGGCTCTTATGCTTTTCCACAATGTCGATATTTCTTCTTCGGATTATCGTGATCTGCGGGAAGAGGGCGCAATCAAGTACAAAGATATTGACCCTCAGTTTAAGGCCAAGATTGAGTACCTGACTGCTGAACTGAACCAGACGCAAACGCAGACCCTTGTAGACAGTATGTATAATACAGTTCTCACGATTTGCGGTATGCCGAACCGAAATGGCGGTTCTTCCACCAGTGACACCGGTTCCGCCGTCATCATGCGAGATGGTTGGTCTGCGGCAGAAGCCAGAGCCAAGGACAGTGAATTGATGTTCAAGAAGTCGGAGAAGGAGTTTTTGAAAATCCTTCTTCGCATCTGCGACAACCTGAGCGATCTGAGCTTGAAGCTCTCTGCTATTGAAATTCGTTTCACTCGCCGCAATTATGAGAATATCTCGGAAAAGGCCAATGTGCTGATTACCATGCTGAACAATCCTAAAATTGCTCCGGTTCTGGCCTTTATCCATTGCGGAATGTTCTCTGACCCCCAGGTTGCTTACAAAATGAGCATGGAGTATGCGGAAGAGCAGGAGAAAAAGGCGGTGGAGCTTGCCGTCAAGCAACAGAATAATAGGGAGGGTGAAGGGGATGAACCCGGTAGTGAACCTGACAGCAAAGGCAGTTCAGGAGATCAATGAAATCCTCTCTCGTGGCAAGGGAGTAGAGATTGCTGTGAGAAACGGCAAAGTGGTGGTTTGGGAAACCGCCAGCAAAAAGAAATATGAGGCCGTCATAGAGAGATGACGGTAACAGCCACTACGGGCTATCGGTAAGAGCGGAAACGCTTTTGCCGGTAGCTCTTTTTCTTTTGGTTTTAAGGCCGCAAGGCTTTGAATGGTCAGGGAAGACCTTAATCGCAAGGGGAGAAAACCCCACCAAAAACGGAAAATAGTGCTGAGTGAACAGCCTTGTTAAACGCAGGAGGTATTTGTTATGGCAAAGATTGACACCAGCAAGATTGAGGGGTATGCGAACATGACCCCTGAGCAGAAGCTGGCCGCTCTGGAAGGGTTTGAGTACGAGGACAACTCCGCAGAGCTGGAAAAGCAGAAGAACGCTCTTTCCAAGGCCAATTCTGAGGCCGCTGAGTGGAAGCGGAAGCACAATGCTCTTTTGTCCGAAGAGGAAAAGAAGAAGCAGGAAGACGCTGACAAGCTGGCTCAGATGGAACAGGAGCTTGCCGATCTCCGTAAGGGCAAGACCGTTTCCGAGTACAAAGCCAAGTTTGTAGCCCAGGGCTATGACGAGGCTCTGGCCGAGGAAACCGCTAAGGCCCTGGCTGACGGCGATAGTGCTAAGGTCTTTGCCAACCAGAGCAAGTTCCTCGAAGAGTATGCGAAGAAGGTCAAAGCTGACGCAATCAAAAAGACCCCCAAGCCTGGTGCTGGTGCCGGTTCCGGCTCTGGTACTGAGGGGGCCGTGGATTACGGCAAGAAGATTGAAGAGGCGCAGAAGAACGGTGATATTACCGCTGTTGCCTACTATACCCGCCTGAAAGCCCAGGCCGAAGCCGAGGCTAAGGGTGAATAACCAGTAAAGGAGAGATTGATTTATGGCCGATACTCTGGCTACCAGTTTCGGAGTGTTGAATTACTCCGGTATGCTCTTCAATAAGGGTAATACCCGTTGCCCCTTGTCCTCCATCATCGGCGGCAGGGCCAAGACTACTAATCATGTCGAGTTCGTGACCGGTCAGGAGTACACCACTGGCGGCGGTGAGCAGCCCGCTATCAGTGAAACCGCTTCTCTGACGGCACCGCAGGCAAGTGTGATTACCCGCACTCAGAAGACCAATGTGACTCAGATTTTCATGGAGGCCGTAGGCATTTCCTATGCCAAGCAGTCCAACATGGGCACCCTGTCTGGCCTGAATGTTACCAACCAGCAGGCTAATCCCATCAATGAGTTGGACTTCCAAGTGGCGGCGAAGATGCAGAAGGTCAACCGGGATATTGAGTTTACCTTTATTCAGGGCACCTTCAACAAGGCCACTTCTGATGCCACCGTCAACAAGACCCGTGGACTGGTGGAGGCGATTACCACCAACACCAAGGCCATGTCCAGCAAGCCTCTCGGCCTGTGGGACATTGCTGACATGGTGAAGAAGATTTACGGTGCCAATGCTCCCACCGATGGCCTGTGCCTGTGGTGTGACGCTACCACGCTGTTCCAGGTCAATGCTGACGCTGTTCAGAATGGCCTTACCGTGGTTCCTGCTGCCCGTGAGATCAACGGTATCGCTCTGTCCAGTGTGGTCACTCCCATCGGCGTGGTGTATCTGTACCTGGGCGAGTGTCTTCCCGCTGGTACGGCTCTGCTGCTGAACCTGAATGTGATCGCTCCTGTGTACCAGCCTGTCCCCGGAAAGGGCAACTTCTTCCTGGAGCCTCTGGCGAAGACCGGTGCCGGTGAGAAGTATCAGCTCTTCGGCCAGATTGGTCTTGACCATGGCCCTGAGTGGTATCACGGCAAGTTTACCGGCATTGCTCAGAGCTTTACCGCTCCCAAGTACAGCCGGAGCGTGTTCATTGCCAATGACGAGTCCAATCCCGTGAATACCAAGGAAGTCGGAGCTGGCGGCTAATTTGAAGAAAGGTAGGTGAAAAGTCATGACCGATACTGAAAAGCTGGCTATGCTTAAAGCTATGACCGGCGAAAAGGACGAGAGTGTGCTTTCCACCTACCTTTCTATCGCTGGCAATAAAATCTTGAAACGGGCTTATCCGTTCAATAGTACCGTAACCGTAGTGCCTGACCGGTATGCCTACAATCAGGTGGAGATCGCCGCTTATCTGGTAAACAAGCGAGGTGCTGAGGGAGAAACAGCGCACAGTGAGAACGGTATTTCCCGCTCCTATGAAGACGGAGATGTGCCGCCTACACTCCTGCGTGAAATTGTTCCCTGTGCCAGCCTTATCGGGAAGGAGCCGGTGGTATGAGAGTCATGGAGCGCAACAAATCTGCTTACTGGTATCTGCTGTATGACAGAAAAGAGCCGGTAAAGGATGAAGAGGGTCACGAAACGGGCGATACCCGTGTGGTCTACAAAGAAGCCGTGAAACGGCGGGACAA